CACATGTTCCGTCAACTTAAGAAGAACACTACGATGTTGCCGGTTCATATTGCGTCTGTCGACGACAATCTGCGCCGACTGCAGCCGACCATGTGGCATCACGAAATTGAGTATTCCCGCTCGATGTACGAGCGGCTACGAGTGAAGTTTCCCGGCTCCCGCAGCATCGAACGGAATTACTCACAGGTCTATCAGGATATGTTCGTTTTGACGATGCTCAATGGAAAGCGCGGCGGTACGTTTCTCGAAATCGGCTGCTGCGATCCCGAGTTTAACAGCAACACCAAGATCCTCGAACAGTGGGGATGGACGGGGATCTCGATTGACAGGAATCCGGCGGCGACGGCGCAGTGGGAGGGCCGGAGAACAACGAGGACCATTACCGCCGACGCTCTCGCGCTCGATTATTCCACCCTGATCGACCACGATTATGACTACCTCCAGATCGACATTGAACCAGCCGCGCAAGCGCTTACGGTTCTGCTGAAGCTCCCTCTGGAAAAATATAGGTTTGCCGTCATTACCTTTGAGCATGAGGATTTCAGGGGCCATGCAGATGACGTCAAGGAACGCAGCCGGAATTATCTTCGGTCGCAAGGTTATGTCATGATTGTGGGAGATATTTCGCCGGATGGGTACGAGAATTTCGAGGATTGGTGGGTCCATCCGGAATTGGTTGATGCGCAAATGGTCGCACGGCTGCGTGACACCAGTGAGGGGACAAAGAGGGCCGACAGGATTCTATTGGTGTGATTCAACTGGAGCAGTGCTACCCTAAGGGGGGATCAGATGGCCAACATTGTATTTATCGGCGCAGCCAAGAAGTCCGCGAAGCAAGAGCATCTCGATCCCCGCGCGCGACACATCCAGGAATGGGTTGAATCTTCGGACTCCGCGCGCAACAAATCCCTCGGAGAGAACTTCGCTAAAGCTGCTGAAGACCTCTACAACCTTCAGGACGCGATGGTTCCTGGTCCGGTTTATCGGCCTTCCCTCTCGATCCCAATGCTGCAACGGATCATGCTGGAGGAAGCCAATCAGGTTTCAAGCCTCTCGCCACGGATGTACGTTTTCCCATCGGCCGGCGCTTCCGATCCCTCCTACTCCGGTGCGCAACAGGGGGATTCCTCTCTTCCATCCAGCTCCGCCCGCGATCTAGCCCGTGAAGTCTCTCTTCAGGCTCAATGGCAGATCAGTAAAATGAATCTTCACCTGCTGATGGCCGGACTGACCGCACGGTATTGCGGAGCCGGCTGGATCGTCGCCGGGTTCGATCCGGACCTATCGCGCGCCCGTGGCGGCATGTGGGCCAGAGCGATCGATCCCCGTCTCGTCTTCTTTGACCCTGGTACTGACTACACGTGGAACCCTTCCTATGCCGGCTGGGGCACGTGGATGAATCTTGAGGACGTGCGGCTCAAGTGGCCTGAAACCAGTCGGGCCATCTCGCCGCGGCACACTTCAGGCGGGTTCCAGCCGTTCTCTGGCGACTCAGGCTACGGGATATCACAGCCGCCGGGGCCGATGTCAACGATGCCTGGTACTCCGGGGCAGAACGCGAAAACTCAAAGTTCCGAATGGCGTGTGTTGGTTCGCCACTGCTTCTGCCGAGACTATACACGTGAGACGGTCGAGAAGCCGGATGTGCCGACGACTTCGCTGATCGATCCGGAAGTCAGGTTGAAGTATCCACTCGGCCGCTGGCTGGTTGAGGGCGAAGGCGTAATTCTTCAGGACGGTGATAATCCCTATCCACTGCGCCGTGACATTAACGCTCCTCGGCTCCCTTTATTCCCCAATTACGTTTTGCCCCCTCTCTTTGGCCCGTGGGGGATTCCTGTCACGCGCATGACTGAGAACATGCAGCGGCTGGCGCAGCGGTTCTACACGCAGATCTTCGAGAACGGGCTGCGGATGAACAACGGCGTGTGGTTCATCGACGAGAATACGGGGATCGATATCGACGGTTTCGGCGGACTGCCGGGTGAGGTTGCAACCATCAAGCCGGGTTCACGTGTTCCCCAGGTTGTGACCCCCAACGCCATGGGATCCGGTTCGTTGCAGGGCGCCGAGAAATTACTTGCGCTTCAAAACGACGTGCTGGGGTTCTCGGCCTCGCGCCAGGGCGAACCCGGCGCCGGGAACATCTCGACTGACTTGTTCGATTCAGCAGTTTTGCAATCGTCCGGTTTGCTCCAACTGGCCGGGCGATTTTTGAGCGAGACGGCGGAGATGATCGGCACGTTTATGTTCGATACGATGGCTAAATTCCAGCAGAAGTCGACACTGGTTTACCGGGGTCCGGAGGGGATTACTTTGGCGTCGTGGAACGGTCAGGTTGATCCTTCGACGTTTGATGTGGCGCTTGACGAAGCTTCGGTCAGGCCGCTTAGTGAAGCTATCGTTCGCAAAATTACGCCGGATCTGATGTCGAAAGGAATTGTCGGTCCTGAACGCGGTCTTCGAACGCTTGGTTACCCCGATCCTGAGGGAATTGCCACGGAACAACAGACATCGCAGGCTCTGGCTGCGCTGGCGAAAGTAAGGAGCGGACGCAAGTGAAGAAGCGAGTGATGAAAAGTACAATGCAAATTCCGGTTGAAGAATCTCAGTCGTCTCGTCCTCGTCCTATCGTTCCTATAAGAGATGATGTGGAGGCGCGCGCTTCATCCACGCGGGACAGTTCACATTCGTGGAAAGGTCATTGGTTATCCGCACGAGAATTTGCGACGATGATGAATCGGCATGAGCAGACGGTGTATTCGTGGGTTGCGGATGGGACTTTAGCAGAGTTTGGGATTCCTGTATGCAAGTTCAGTGGACGTAGGCCGCACACGGCTAGGTTATGGATTTTGAGTCCATTCTAGTCGTGTTTGGTAGTTAGGCCAACCTGAGAGTGCCCAACATGGCATTCCGCCTATTTACACCCATTTCCACCCACGTTTCCACCCATCTTTTACACCCACGCCACCTATAGACTCCCACTCACGTCCGACCATGGCGTAGCGGACCCGACTGGCCTTTTGGCCCGTTCCAAGCATGTCAAGAGCTATTCGACTTAGTGTTATGGTGGTTTCCCCACTTCCCTTAAATTTTGTCCTATCCTTCTCCTTAATCGCATCCGTATTCGTGCGACTCCAAAGGAGAACCATCATGAGGCATCACAAGGAAACCAAGAAAGAGAAGCGTGCAGTCGCAAAGCGCGCGCGGGCAAGACGCTATTAATTAGCGTCGGCGGATTTGTCCGCTGTGCTCAACTCTTGCCTTCTTAGCCGTGCATTAACCTCCTGAAAGGAGCCAATTTCTTATGGCCGGAACCCCCTCGAAATCCGATCCCCGCGTCATCAAGGACTTTGGCCAACCCCGGAAGTTTCTGCGCGACATGCGTGCCCGGATCGCCAGCCGCGGTAAGCGAGCTGCAAAGCGGTCCTGACTCATCCCGGAGACGATGCTGCTGGCCTTCGCGCCCGTCTCCTTAACAGCGTGGCACAGGTCTGGATTACCCTCTGACTTGCTTGCCGTGCACGGAAGCGAAGGAGGTACGCAGATGGCTACTCGTGGAGGAAGACGATCCACCCGGCGTCGGCGCACCGCCGCTCGCAAGTAGTTCGGCGGTCAGGTGGGTGGGAACTGGTGGGGGACTAGACCTCATCCCTCCCCGCCGAAAGCGTTCGATGCGCAAGACAGGAGGAAGGCCGGAGCACGTTTCCTCCGCTCCGGCTGGACTCCCAATCTGGATCAGGGAGAATCGACGATGGCAATGAGAATGACCAGCAAGATTGCCAGAATGACTCATAGGGTGGATCACAGGGTCAAGGGTGGCAAGCGGAAGTAAGCAGCGAACGACTCAACCAGTACGACGAATTTGGTACCAAAGGAGCAGCATCGATGGCAAAGATCAAAGAAGGTTTCGGTGTGAATTTCAACGAAACAATTTTGAAGAGCCCGTTGACTGTCGGCCGCACAGGCAATGAGCCCGGTCCCGACGTGAACAATAATCCTGTGGCGATGCCCAAGGATCCCCTTGGTCTGATCCCTGAAGGCGGCGAC